TTTTCTTTTTTAAAGCTAGTTGCCATTGCTTGTGTTATTGCCATTATAGTCTCCTAATAATATTTGCTAAGTCTTTATGACCTTGTTTTTCTAATTCATTACATACTGTGCAAATGTGGTTTTTAATACCTTCTTTTACATAATATGTTATGACCATTTTTGTTCTATCTCTAAACGCATGAGCCTGTGCTTTTACCATAGGATCAGCATTATCACTTATAGAAATTATTTTATCTGTTGCCATTTCTGCAACTTCTTCAGGCGTATGCCCTCTATTTTGAGTTGTTTTAACTCCTAAATCACCTATAGCAATTTTAAACTCGTCTGTATGCATTAATACTTATTTGGTTCAGTTGGTTCAGTTAAGTTTAAATCTTTTCTATTAATTATGCCAACAGGTTTAGGTTTTGGTTCTAATTGCATTTCTGATAAATTACAGACTTTCATACCTGCACCATTTTGATAACTAACTTTAGGGTCATTCAATCTATGATAACCATAAAGTTTTTCTTCAAAACCTATATCAGTATCTAATAATGTAGATCGTGGTGCTACTTCTATTTGCATACCAGCATCAATACATTTAGATAACCAAAACTCAGTGCATGATCTACCAGCTTCTGCAAAATGCATATTACTTCTATAGGTAAAATCTATACCAAATAAAGATATTTTTTTAACTTTACTCCATAAAGCATAAGCTATTGTATATGGAATAGTATTATTAAAATAAGAACAACCTAAATCACCTACAATAGATTCTATTGGATACTCTACTGCAGTAGGAACTCTATCATCTAGTTCACAAGTATAAATAGGAAAATCGCATTGAGGTAAGTATTTACGCATCATTGGAGTCATAGTTCCAGCATCTTCGGTATCTAAAAATCTACTCATAGGGTCAAGAATAAAAGCTCTATCTATTCTAGGTAAAACACCTATCATTGCATTTATTGCCCAGACTTCATCAAATTCAACGCTGTGTGTTTGTGCAAGATGAAAGTCTATTTGACTTTGACCCATAGCAACTATTGCTACACTTGAATCTTCTAATTCTTTTATAGCCATTTGTTAGGCATTTATTTTACGCTGTCCATCTCTGTAAGCATCTTTACGATTGTATCCATCTGATTCTAAAGTTAGTCTACCTAACGCTTCTTGAAATCTTTTTTCATAATTTACAAGAATATCTGGCTCACCTTTCATAAAGGTATAGGCTTCACATAAAGAAGCATATAACAATACTTCTGGTGCATTTGTTCCTAACCAGCTAGTGCCATCAGCAGAAGCTGATATAGATTCAGGTATATAAAAATAATGTAATTCTACTGTAAATCCTGAGCTTGGAGTTGGTCCAATAATAAATGTGTCATCATCAAACTGTGCATAATGTTTTGGTGTTCCTGTTGTAGCAGCTACAGGATATGCTTCTCGTATAAAGCTAACATCTGTATTTAAAAGATAGCTGTAATTACTATCGCTATCTAATACTGCTAAAGAATATGGATATAAATAATCACTAGGAGCAGATAAATATTGATTACCAGAAGTTAAACTACCAGTAACATTTTTTCTAAAGTTTGGTAACTCAACAGATTTAATAATTCTTTGTTCTGCTTGAGTAATAATAGTTGCTAAATCAGCAACAAATGTTGATTCTGTATTTTGCGTATAATCTTGTATCGCTGATTTTAATGTTGTATATGTCCAACTCATGATGTGCTCACTGTTACTTTTCCTATTTCACCTTTAATATCTAAACCCATAGTGCTTGAGCCAAATTCTGTAACTCCACCACCAATAGGATCAAAAGCAAAATATCTTGTTGATTCTGCTTCTCCTGTATCTACTCTAGGATTATAAAGACTTTCATTATCACTGGTATCTATATCACCCAATTTAAGTTGAGGTTGATCAATATCAAAACACTCATTGCATACACGCAAACCATTTCTTTTACTATCAACAATTTCATATTTTAAATCATTTAATTTATAAGAAAATCCACAACGATCACATAGTCCTAATGCTTTTTTACCTTGTGCGTACATTAGTATATTTTCCTAATAGTATAGTTAAATGGATTTATAGAAGATTTTGTGTATGCATTACCTTCTATATCTACTCCTCTTAAATAAGTATTATTAATTTTAATTATTTTTTTTAGTTGAATGGTAAAAGTATTAGACATATTACCTTCTTTGTCATACTCAACAACTCTAACTTCATATTGTTCTTTGGTAATTTTGCGATAAAAATCTAATAATCTTTTAAACATTATTGATAAAAACTTACATCTGGAACAAATCTAACTGGTGCTTTTTCTCTATCAGCTTGAGTTACTTCTTCCCATAGCTCCATATAGCGTTGTCGTATCATAGGAACTCTCTGTTGAGCTTCTGGTGACTTACAAGCTAAATTATATGCTAAAGCATAAGTTAAGCATGGAAGGTATCTAGAGGGCACATCAGCATTTAAAGTGCCGACTGTACCAACATCTTCTATGCGTTTTACATAATCGTAAACAAGTGTATATGTTTGTGCTGAGTCAGGAGTTGCCCAAAGAATTATTTTTACTGCATCATTATCTTTATCTACAAAAAATTGTGTAGGTTTTGATTGAGTAAGTTTTTTAGCTTGATGTGCATATTCTGTTCTAGATATGCGATTTAATCTTTGATCAAACTGTTTAGTAGTATCTGCTGCATCTGTTCTTATAAAAACATCTACAATATCTAATGCACTTGAATCTACTGTGTAGCTACTTGTACCTGCAGTAAGAGTTGTTGAACCTTGTTCTATAGTCCATAAGTTAAGACCTTTGTTTTGCCATTCTAAAAATACAAGATTAAGTGCTCGTTTAGCACTTCTATAGCTATAACCTGAACGCAGTTCTAGACCACAAAGATCATAAGACTCTTCCATAATTTCACTTATGTCTAAGTTAAATGTTGTTGTTCCACTTGTTGCCATAGTAATCCTGTATTAACACTTCCACCTTCTACGAGCCTGTCTTATTCTAGAATTAGGATCGTTTTTAGTTTTAGCTGAACTTCTTTTAAGTTGACCTAATGATCTTGCACAGTAAGACTTTCTGCGTTTTGCAGCCTTACTACCTTTTTTTACTTTACCTGTTACTGCTGTTTTAAGTTTAGAACCTGGATTTGCTTTGCGATAAGCTGCAACTCCTTTTTTGGTCATACCAGCACCAGACTTAGTAGAACGATAATTAGCTCCCTTACCTTTAGTTGTTTTAGGTATAGGGTTTTCTCGTTTTCTTTTGGTCATTTAAAAAACGAAGTTATCTTCTTCCGCCTTTTTTACCGCCTTTAGAACCATTCTTGCTTTTCATTCCAGTGTAAGTACCACCTGCAGCTTTATTTTTTTTCATAGCTGGTCCACTTGTATTACCGCCACCGAACATTTTTTGAACATTCCCTTTATACGATTGAACTTTAGCTTCTTTACCTACTTCAGTTTTTCCCCTATTTCTATAGCCAGTATTTTTTTTACCGCCCATTTTACCGCCCTTTGGACCATTTTTACTTTTCATAAGTTACCTTTTAAATTAAATAGTTATAGTACCCTCTATAAGGGTACTATAAACAAAGTGAGTTATGCTACTTTTTAGTAGCAGTTTTTTTAGACTTACCTTTTTTAGCTGTAGCTTTTTTTGCTGGAGCTTTTTTAGGTGTTTCCTTTTTTGGCTCTGCTGCTTTTTTTACAGCCTTTTTAACAGGTTGTAGTTCTGCAACTTTTCGTTGAGCATCTTCAAGATCAGGATCAGGACCAAAAATTGGTATCCATATTCCATCTTTACCTTCTTGAAGAACTTTATATTGAGGTGGAAATTCACCTGTTTCTGAAATAATATATTTCATAATATCTCCGATTAATCAGAATATACTTTAACCATTTCTAAAACAATGGAATAAGTATCTCCTGAGCTATGACCTTTAGTGGTAAAAAGAATATCTCCATTCTTACCACTCCCTGCATTATTTGAAAGTCCACCAAAATCTTGAAAGTCCATATGTCCATTACTACTTTCAGCTAGTTCCATAAGTAGAACATTGCTTGTAGCATTAAGAAACATTTGAACTGACATACCAACAATAGCATGACTCACTCGCATTACTCTAACTTCTGAACATGAAACACCTTCAGAGTTAGCAGCTAAAGCAGATACATCTACTTTAGCTACTGCGGATTCGCCACTGCCATCGCTGACATTGGTAAACTTCATAATGCAATTTCTTTCACCATCAATGATGGTTTGTGAAGTTACTGCATCAGCCATAATTTACTCCTAGCTAAAACTATGAGAAACAGTGCCATCACCAAAGACATGACCATTAAGAAGCCATATGGCATCTGTAATAGCTACACATCTAATATGACCGCCAATAAAACGACCATCAGTGTCAGCATCCATAGTTAATCTATAGTCAGCAGCAGCAGGAACATTCCATCCTGCAGTGTCGATATTTTCATTAAGAGCTACTACACTTCCTAATTCATCTTTATCAAGCTGAAATACCATTCCTTGAAAAGTATCTGCATCAGAAGCACCTTGTAAAATAAAAGAGCCTGTAAATGTAGTACCTATATGAAACTCATAAAACAGTCCAGCAGCAGCAGCAGGTAAAGTTACTGTTACACCAGCAGCTCTATTCAAGCTAAAGATAGTTCCAGATTGTGCTGTAGTTGGAGTGTATGTTGCATCAGTAATGCTAGTAACAGGAAATAAATTATTTAGTGTTCCTGTTGTACTAATATTACCGCTTGTATCAACATCTAGATTAGTTGTAATTGCTCCAGTTGTTGAGTTTTTAGTGATTTGTTCAAAACCACCTTCGGACCTAACTGGTCCATTAAATGTTGTGTTAGCCATTTTTCCTCCTAAAGGAAAGCATCTATCATCTTGGCAAGTCTGCTAGGGCAGTTGATAGACAAATTAAAAAATTCCCTAGAATAAAAAAAAGGGGGAACAAAAGCTCCCCCTTAAAAGTCCTTACGAACTACCTGGTGATCCGAAGATACCTAGTGGATCAGATACTCCAAAGGAATATCTTTCTCTAGCTTTGTATCTTACATTACCAGTTTCAAAGTCACCATCCATTGAGGTGGTCATTGGTGCTCTGACAAAATGCTTCATGCCATCTGGAACATCAGTTGTGATAAAGAAAGCATTTGTATCAGTTAAATAATGATTAACTGAATAACCTTCTGGAATCACTCCATTAGTTTTAATAGCATTGATGTCATTGTCAGCAGTACCGACTCTATAGTCACTTTGTAAAAGTCTAGTAGCTACGAACTGAAGATCAGAAGGTACTATTAGCTTTTTAGGTCTAGCTGCAATTTTAAGACCTCTTTCATCAGTATATTTACCGATTTGAATGATTGCATCTTCTAAAGATGTTTCATTTAAATCAGCTCCTGATGAAGGTCTATTGCTGTTAGTTCCACCGCTTACAAGTGGGTGAGCTGTGCTGAATAATGCAACACCATCACCTGAAGAGAAAGTAGTTGAGAATCCATTGTTTAATGGATACGCTGCTTTCACTTGTTTTGTATAAGCCATTGCACGAGCTAGTGCTTTAGTATATCTAGCTGATAAAGAAACATAAAGGTTATCCTCCATTGCTTCTTCGGTCACTGAATATCCCATAGCGATAGTTTCGTGTGTGTAACGAGCCACAAAAGATTCTTGAGCAGTATCATAGTTAATACTTGATCCTTCATCTTTTACTGGTGCTGCACCGAAGCCAGATAGTTTCAGTTCTTCCTCAAATGATCTTTCGGAATTTTCTGTAACATAAATTTCTTCATGCTCGTTTTCGTAGTTACCATACTCTTCACCAAACAAGGCGTTAAGTCCAGGTAATAATTGCTTGAGCTCATTAGCTCTTGATATAGCTGCCATGATTTACCCCTTAGCCTATGCCAGTTGTGTTGAGCAATTGATGCCCTACATTAAACATTACTAATACATCTGTATAGGAATCACCAACTGCACTATCTGGACCATCAACAAAGTCGATGATTTTCACAGGTAATGTGTTAGTGGTTGCTACAGTAGATATATCAACCGAGTTTTTGCTAGTTCCAATTGCTGTACTACCTGCAGTTTGAACAACAGCACAATTCTTTCCAAGATCATCTTGGTCAGCAGCACCATCGCATTGCATTTGCATTACAATAAAAGGATCAGTAGCAACATACGCAACAATATCATCCGCAGCAGTTGAAGCTGGGAAATATTGGTTGGGTGTGAATTGACCTGTAGTTGGGTCAGTGTAAGCACATCCAAGAAATACACCTATTGGTGTACAAGCTGTAGTACCAGTATCTTTTTGGATAGTGGTATTAGGGTTGTCATCACCCCATTTTACAAAATCGCCATAGAATATAGAAGTTCCATATGCATTTTTAATTTTATAATGGGTAACTTTTCCTTGGTAAGGGCTTCCAACGACTGTACCTGTAGGTCTTGCTCCATGTGGAGTAGCCGAACTTGACATAATTGTCTCCTTACTAAATTAATAAATTACAAAAGATTCTAAGAATCTTTCCCAAAAGTTGTTCTCGATTTGCGTTCAAACACTTGTTTGGTCGCCATTCGATTATCTTGGTCTTTAAAATAAGTATTATCAACAGATTCCACTTGAGATGAAGCTAAGTCAGCAAAGTGTTTATCCCTTGCTTCCGCTCTCTCTTTAGGCATCTTACATAATAATTGTCCACCTATTTCAATATGACCTTTTTTTGCCCATTCTGAGTTATGATCCATCATATGTATTTGAAGCTCTGGATGATCTTCAAGTCGGACTGGTTGCCACCCTTCTCTCATTCTTCTAGAAACATTTGGATTGTCAGTTTGCCCTAAAAGAGCAGTCCTTACCCATCTAAATACCCATCCGTCTTGCGGATCAGGTTCTGGAAGATTACCTACACTATCCCAACTCATTGGTCTTGAATCGATTTCTCGACTTTCTACACTCCTTGGAGTACGCACTTGTTCGTTATCATTAGTTTCAGGAGAGTCAGCTTTAACTTCTTCTGATTGATTTTTAGTTTCTTCTGACATATTAAATCTCCTTTAATAATTGATTTGCGTATTGCTCAGGACTAATACCAAGTTGTCGTGCTAAACGAACTTGGGTCTGAGTCAAACGAATTTGCGAGGGTTTTTTATTTCCGCTATCCCTAGTGGCGGATGCAACAACTGTTGAAGGTTGTCGTTTTGGTGTATTAGTTTCATGGACTACATCTGTAGTCTCTTCTACTTGAACACCAAAGAAACTTGGATATTCTTTATGCATAGCTTTATCTACTTCTGCATAATATTTTTGTGCATCTTTTTCAGGAAGTATTCCCTGATTACGAAGTCTTGTATCAATGGTTAAAGCATATGAACTCATATCTTGATGTTCAGGTACTGTGCTCATAAACCAAGGATTTTTGCTTGACCATGCTTTCATATCAGGGTCTAGCTCTTGTGTTTGTTGTACTGGTTGTTCTGCAGGTAATTTTTTTGTTATTTCTGCTTGAACATTCTGTGCCATATTCATTGACTGTTGTTCTGCAAGAGTAGCTTTAGCTATCATCTCTTGTGCTTTAGTCATAGCATCAGCATCGCCTTCTTCATAGGCTTTCTTAAATTCTACTTGAGCATTTTGTTTTGCCCATAAAGCATTGTTATGTGCTTGTTTGTTTAAGACTTCTCCGCCTTGATCAACCATAGCTTGTAGTCTTTGGTTTTCAGACATCATTGTTTGTAGTCTTTGAACAGCTTCTTTTGATTCTCTTGTTGCTGCTTCTTTAGCTCTGCGTTCTTCGTGATATTCGTATTTAATTTTAGCTATACGATCTGCAGCTCTTTTGCTGTAATCAGCTATTTCTTTGTCTACTGCATCATCATCAACTTCAACTGGTGTATCTTCTGCTCTAGGTTTTTTACCTTGATCTTCTACAGGAGTATCGTCAACAATAGTAACTTCAAGATCATCTGGTATTGTGCGATCTATTTCAGTTTGTTTGCCAAAGAATTGATCTTCTTTTGTTTGAACTACTGGTTCATCAAAGTTAGGCTCTTCATTAATTATTTCTGTTTTACTCATGCTCTTACTACTCCTGTTGGATCATCGACCACTGCTTCTACAGTGTCATCATTAATTAAACGAAATTCTTGTCCATACATTTTCATGCGAGTTCCTGAGTAAGCTCTAAAAACAACCCAATCACCTTCTTTACACCAAGGTCCACTTGGAAACCTTTTGCTGTCGTTGTAACATTCAGTACCTAGTTTTAAAACATATCCACAAATATTACTTACTTCTTCATCTCTAAGAGTTGTAGTTGCTTTAATAATACCGCCATCAGTTTTTTCGTCTACTCTAGGCATAGCTATAAGAATCTTCCACCCTTTTGGTTCAGGCAGTTGACTTTTTATTTCTTCTTCTACGATAGGAGTTTCAACGCTTTCTGGTTCTGGAATGTTGACTTGTTCTTTTTTACTCATATTTTATGCACGACTTTAGGAGTCGAGTTCCTATTGTTTGAGAACCCTTTCGATATAATCTAGTAGTTCTCTTTCTGCAAGGGCAATGCCCTCGATAATACCAACCATTTTTTGATAGTCAGGAAAGTCTTTACAAGCTCCTGTAGCAATATGATCAGCGTGTTCATTCATCATATCACGATACTTTAACTTCAGATGTTCTGAAAGTGATAGCTCCGTGATTTCAATTGACATACTAATCGCTATCTTTAATCATATCCTTGGCTATGTCAACACCTGTTTTAAAATCTTCTATTGATTGTTTTTCTTTTTCAGATTCTTTTGATAGCAAATCACTAGCAACTTGCTGTCCTATTTTAGCTCCAGCTATTTGACCTTCTTGTTGCAATCTAGCTTCTTGTAATTCCTTATTAGATGCAGCTTTTGTAGCATCAAGCAATAGTCTACCTTCATCTATATCCATTTTAGCTTTTGCTTGTGCTTCTTTAATTGCTACTTCTCTTTCTTTAGCTTGAATAAGTGGGTCTTTAAGTTGTTCTTGTACTCGTTGTTGTTCAGCTTCTGCTTGTGATGTACCCAATACTCGTTTAGCTGCTTCTGCTACAAGGCTAGAGATACGCTTCTCAACATCTGCTGGGATCGGCTCACCTTCTGGTGGAAGCTCAACACCCATTTCTCTTTCAACTTCTTTTCTATATTGCATTGATAAATGCTCATTAATATAAGCTGAACCTGCAGCAAGTATAGAAGGAGCACTTGGACTTTGACCTACAAGCTGTTGTATTGCAGGGTCTTGCTGTGCTGATGTAACTACAGCAATATGTGCTTCATGATCTTGATCTATAAATGCTTTGACTGGTTTACCAGTAATAATGTTTTGTACTGCAGTGACTGGATCAACTGGTTTAACATCATCTACATCTGGAATAATATCTTCTACATCTTCAATGCCTAATACATTAAGCATCTGTCTGTGTAATTCAGGTAGGTTATACATATCAGGAGATGACTGAGCTAACTGCATAGCAGCCTGATATTGCATAATTCTTTGAGCCATTGTTGCTGCATTAGGATCAGATACTGGTAATACATCTACTCTGTTATCAAAATCTTCTGCTTTAATATCTTCACCTTCATCTGTTTCATATGGATAAGATGGGTCTGTAAAGTCTTTTACAATACCAACTAATATATCAAACTCTTTACGCATTGAAGCATGAAGTCTAGATTGCACAGCACTCATAACTTTTTGATTTCTTTCTAGCAATGCTAGTGTAGTTCCAACAGGTGCTTGGTTATTCATATCAGATATCTTCATATCCGACATACTGGCAAACCTTCTGCCTTCTTCTACAATGTTCTGTAATAAGTTATACAAAGTTCCTGATGGTTCTTTGTATGGTAAGAATGTTATGTTGTCTCTAATAGCACCACCTGGTACATCAACATCTCTAAATTCTCCAGGCATGATAGGAGTATCGTCTCCCTTTATCCTGAGTCCTCTAGCTTTTAAACCACCAGGTAAATTACTTAAAGTACCTGCATCAACTAATTGTCTTAGTATGGATGTAGCTGACTTGGCTAATCCTCCTACCATGTGTATTAAACCAAACCCATAGAAACCTAATCCTGGTAAGTATTGGTAATGCACAAAGTGCATCCTTCTTAGTTTTGCAGAGTCATCTTCGTAATAGTTTCTGCGTATGCTAAGAATAATGCCACTTGGAAAATCAATAGTGACAACATAAGGTATAGCTATACCTGTTTGTTTGCCTGAACTATCAGTATCTTCAAACCCTTCTAGGTCTAAATCTACCTGCATTTCTAGTATTGTATGGCTTTGATCGTAGTTGTAAGTGTCTGATTCACCAGTAATTTCGTCATACTTCTTACTGATATCTGACATTTTTTGTGAACCATCAGGTATCTTGATGTCTCTGTAGAACCCATTAACCTGCATCTTTCTAACAATGTTAGATGATTTACGCATTACATGGGTGGCTCTTTCACAAGTTTCTAAATCACTTGCTCCATAGTTCACTACAACATCTTCTGCTGGTACAAAAATAGAGCTAGGTCTATCTAAGCTAGGATCAAAATAAACTTTTCTAAATGCAGAACCTGCCAATGGCAATGAAAATAACATCTTTTCTGTTTCAGTTCTGTACTCTGACATTTCATGTGTCAGCAAGTAGTTTAAGTAATCTTCTACTCTCTGCGATTGTTTTTCTTTTTCTTCTGTAATCTTTCCTACTATCTTAGTTCTGACTGGTCCAGCAGCAGGAAACATTTCTGTAATTGATTGGGATTGAAAGCGTATAACAGCTTCACTGAGCATTGGATGAAACACACCACAAGCTCCTGACCAAGGTGTAGTTCTTTCTTCTATCTTGAGTCCTAGCTGATCTAAGCCTTTAGTATAGGTTTCTTCCCACTCTGATCTTGAGTCTTTGTCGCCATTGTAATCACCTACAAGTTTAGAACCTAGTTCTTGTAAAACATCATCATCTATAAATTCTGCTAGATTAGAATCAAACTCTACATTGCCCATTTCTTTAGCATTAGGATCAAAGTCAATGATCATGCCACCATCTTCAGTTTCGATGGCTAATGAGTCTGGGTTTTCTATAGCAATGGTAAGCTCTTGATCTTGAGGGTCTTGCTCTATTGTTCCTTCTACAGGTGTAGCTGGTTGTCTTTCTATAGCCAATTAAATCTCCTAATAATAGTTTGCGGTACGATTGTGTTCCAAAGGCTCATCTTCTTCGTCTGAGTATAATGGAATAAAACCACCTTGTCTGAATCTTAACAGAGCTTGCGTAGTGCTATCAACTAAATCGTCATGTTCCATATTAGGAAATCCAGCAAACTCTTCAACGACTTCTTCTGCCCATCTAGTTGCAGGAGCATAAACAACACCTGAAGCAAACAAATCAGAGACTGCATTGACTCTTGATATTTTATCGTTACCTCGGCTAGGAGTGTATTCTTGTACAGGTATACCCATAGCTCGTAATTCAAATATTAAGGGCATACCAGCAGCCTTAGCTTCTACAATAAAGGCATCTGGCTTGTATGCGTTGTATTTCTCAAACGCCATCTTCTTTAGATCAGGAAACTCTAATCGTTCTTTGTATGCATCTAGCATGATAACAAAAGGAGAAATAAGTCCATCGTCATCTTCTTTGTAGAAAACTCCCCATGTAGTACACGCAGAATAGTCAGCTCTTTGATTCTTCATAAAAGCTGTATCCCATGATTGAATAACAAACTCACAGTCAGGCGGTTCTCTGCCTTCCCACACTTGCCACCACTCACGCTTAACTAAAGCTCCCTCCTCAGAGGTTGGGTCTTGTTGATATTGAGCCATCCATTTACTGTTGGGTAGCTCGGCTTTCAAAGCCTGTAACTCTTCCATCTTCCAGAACTCTGCCCACAAAGGGTTTCCAGAAGGCATAATGGCAGGAAGTTCTATGACTTCCCACTGGTCAGCACCGCCACGCTTTACACTAGCATCGACTACTTGACCTGTTAAATCTTTATTGTGCCATCTAGTCATAACCACAACGATAGAACCATTAGGTTGTAAACGCTGTCTTGGACCAGATGTGTACCATTCATAGGTACGATTGAATACATTGATGTCTGCAGAAGCTCCCTCTTGCTCGGAATGGGGATCGTCAATAATGAGTAGATCAGCACCTTTACCAGTAACCGCACCGCCTACACCAATCGCAAAGTAGTCTCCACCCTGATTGGTGTTCCATCTACCTGCTGCTTTTGAATCTGACTGTAAGCTCACATTAGGGAATACAGCTTTGTAATCCGCACTGTTGACTAAGTTTCTAACCTTCCTACCAAAGCCAACCGCTAATTCAGCAGTATGGGCAGTCTGGATGATCTTCTTATCTGGGTATTTGCCTAAGAACCACGCAGGGAGCAGGTACGAAGCGAACTCACTCTTTGTATGTCTAGGTGGCATATTGATAATTAAACGCTTCAGATCGCCTCTAGCGACTCTCTCGAAGGCATCCGCCATAATTTGATGGTGTTTACCATGAATAAAGGCTGACCACATCTCCCCAACAAAGGTCATGAAGTCCTCATGGCACTTTTCTCTACCTTTGGCTTTTTCTAGTTCTTCTAACAGGGAAAGAAGTTCCTGCTTCTGATCAGAGGATAGGTTTTTTACTTTACTTAGTACACTTTTATCCATACTTACTATCTAGTATATACCTAATAGGTAGTGATTCTTAAATAAAAAAACTTAATAGGTACATATAGGTAGGCACTCATTAGGTATTCACTGGATACTAGGTATATGTATCTACAGATTATACAATATTGCATGGCTTCACATAAAAATCAACCCTTAATTTTGAAAATATAGTATGGGGGGGTAGGATTCCTAGCCTTTTTACCTGAAAAAAAGGGTATTTGGTAGAAAAAGCTAGCAAAATGCAATATATAATAGGGGGGGGTATGTGAAATTAGGTCATATTATGAGTAAAACACTATGTATATATGGTAGTCAGGTAGCCTGTTATATATTTGGGGGGTAGGGGGTCTGTTGATACTGGGAATTTCCCTCTATTAAGGT